CGCAGCCGTGACTACTGCATGGACATTTGCCAATGCTACCACGGTACAATTTAATACTGCTCCTGCAAACGGAGCCAAAATCAAAATACTTAGAGATACGAACGTCGACAGTCTAGCAGCCACCTTCTATGCTGGATCAGCAATTAAATCAGAAGATCTTAACGATAACTATACTCAAAACTTATATAAGACACAAGAGGTAGGTAACAGGTACTTCAGTAACACTGGTGGAACCATGACTGGAGACCTGACTCTTGCGGAGGATGTAGAGTTAATCTTCGAGGGTGCTACAGATGACGCACACGAAACTAAGT